TATAATAGTATGCGTTTCTTATAGTGGTTCAACGTATGATTCGTATACGTATTGGTAGAGAAATTGTCTGCTATATCGTAAAGTGTTGCCCGATTTTTGTTGTCACCCTTCCGCAGAACCCTACCAATGCTTTGCAGATTTCGTATGCGTGACTTATAAGGACTACCAAAAATAATATTGTGTAGATTGAGCATATTAGTGCCCAAAGAAAAGGTACCAAAAGAAGCGACAACAACGGCGTCCCGCTCTGTTTCCATGATCGCCCGTATATTCTCTCTCTGTTGTACATCTACGTTACCGTGTATAAAAAAGACCTTCCTGTCTTTGATATTGTCCTTGAGTTGGTTGTATAAAATTTCACCATGCTTCTCCACAAATTGATATAGTAGTAATGTGTTGCCTTCTAATGACTCCACTAGGTTATATATAAACTTATTGCGCTTTCCATACCCACATATGAACTTCATCTCGTCTGGGTATTTATTATGTTTCGTCCTTACTGCCTTCTTAACGTCCTCAGGATAGTGCAACAGTATGCTTTTTATCCTAAACTTGGAGAGGTGGTCACCATCTATGAGTTCCTTCGTGGTTGCCACCTTCTTGGTCGGCCCAAACAGCCCCTCCAACACCAGCTTATTTATCTCAGTATCATCTAACGTCCCCGTGAACCCATGCTTGTGCTTACAGTTGACCAGTTTGGTCATGATAGAGGTCAACGACTTAGCCTTGAATAGGTGACACTCATCCCCGATAACCACATCGTATTGTGCAAAATACTTCTTGGGTTGTTTGTAGATGGACTGCCATGTGGAAATCACAATCTGCTTATCAGAGCTCTTATCCTGACCCGCTATGACCCTGTGTATGTGGTTTTCATTGACGGTTCCTTTAGAGTAGTTCTCAAAATCCGATGCCATCTGGTAGACCAGGTTGGTCGTCGGCACAATCACCAGTGATTTCAGATTGAGATATTTGAGTATCATGTAGATGATTAGAGATTTTCCAGAGGCGGTAGGTGACAGTATCAAACTCCTACGGTTTCTGATGGCATAGACAAATGCACTAATCTGATAGTCTCTCGGAACCATGTCCATGTTTAGGGTGTTGATAAACTCCTTTGCTTCCTTACGGGACAGTTCTTCCGCTGGTTCTATTGTCTTGTCATAGATTACGTCATAATGTCTGTCTCTCGCAAATTTGTCCAGTTTCGGTAACAAGCCATAATACATGGTATGGTTGTTGTAGTTGAAAAGGCGGATAAACCCATCCCACATCCTACTTCTATATGAGGGGGTAAATCGTGCATTGGGTACCTTAAACTTAAAATAGTCATGTAGTTCCTTTGCAATACCTTTCTCACAGTCTATCTGTATATGTACGTCGTCAACCTTCGTGACGGTTAGTGTATCCATTACGGATTGGTGAACTTAAGAAACTCTATCGCATTGCGAATCTCCCAATTCCTTCCATTGATAGACTTCAGGATGCTCTCAACATACGATATTTTTTCTTCCAATAGTGCAATTTTAAGGTTGATTTGGATAACATCCTTATCCCCGTAAACGTAGGTGCCAACATCAGTTTTGAGCACCTTTTTGAGCCACGGTTCGATGTTATATTGTTTCAAATCCTCTGGATTATTCAGGTCACCTAGATAGTATTCTGTCTTGAACCTGACCAGTTGCTTTCTGTCCGAGCACAACTTATGGTATCTCACCCTCTCCTGAGAGTAGAGTTTCAGGTATTTGTTGTGTAATTGGGGGGTTTTAAGAGATTCGGCCTCTAGACTATACTGGTCTATGCGACAATCCTTTGACCAGAGCTCTTGTATTTCTTCCAATTTCATCGTAAAACTCGTCTAATTGTATTATAGTTTTTAAGTATAACACAATATAGAGCATTTGTCAAGATTAAGTTATAGTACAGGGTTCAATACAAAGTTACGGTAAGTAAATGTTACATCACATTCCATATATTCAATGTCTGCTTGGTCGTGACTGAAGGGTAGCGTGGATAGTGCAACAGGAAACATATCCTTAAATGTAAATTGCACATTTGGGTTCATACCACTTGTCAAGATAGTGAGAGTTCCATCAGAAACAATATCTGACATATTACCAAATTTTTTAGCATGTATATCTCTATGTTTTGATTGAGCGAAGTCTTCAGGAAAACCAAGGCCAATCATCCAATCATAAATCTCTTTATAATTACTCAAATCCTCATCAACACCAAATCTGAGAGAAAGGGGTTCAAAAACTAATTTATCGCTTGGTTCTGGTATTTGTACAAAAGGAGTTTCGATGGGGATTTCTCCTAATGTAAACCCAGGCATAACTGCCCCCTTACAAAAATATGATAAATTTGGGGCTCGTTTTAATACAAAACGAAAGCCAACGGGTGATAAGAAATTTGTGGTGTCTGGTTGTACTTCTACCATTGTCTATCCTTCTCCATGGACCTTATTTATAACCTTTGAGTACAAAAAAAGAGGGAGAATTTCTTCTCCCTCTTAAATCTTGGTCTATTCGCTTGATTACATTAGGTTAGCAATTGAGAACCTTCTGTAATACTTGTTTTTATTACCAGCAGCGAAAGCAACCACACCATCAGCAGCAGTTGTTGCGAATGGGTTAGCTACAAGACCATATCGAGTTTTAAAGCCAATCTTCGGCTGGAAGGTATTCTCACCGATTGCCCTTACCATCTGTAATGGGACATACGGTGCATAGAACAGGCCAGCATCAAATGGGCTTGTGCCCTTATAACCAACTGTTGCATAATGGACACCAGATGTGGCTGCGAAATAAGGATCAATGTAGACCTTATATCGTCCATTAAGAACACCAGCAAAGGTATTACCAGTGTCATCAACATTTAGGCTATTCGACAGAGCAGGAGAGGTATCTAGGACACCTGCCATCTGTAGAGCAGATGCAACATCAGAAGAACAAATCAAGATATTACCCTTACCCCTACGAGTCGCCTTAGCAATTTGGTTAGCTTCTCTCTCAAGCTGGAACATAAGTCCCTTGAACTTTTCAACTGACCAACGACCGTTGGCATCAGTATCAAGGTCAAAAGTGCCTGCTGTAGTCACATTCTCCTGAGCACCGATTGTCGCAGAAATGTTGATCTTACGAACCATTTCTCGGTTAATTTCTGCAAGGATTTCAGTTGAAAGAATGTTAGCAAGTTCTGTTTCAGCATCCAGTCCGTGAACGGCTTTAAGATCCTGAGCAAGTTCCATCGTGTACTCTGCTTTGAGGGCTCTTGAGCGAGCAGTAACAGCAATCTTCTCAATTGAGAAGGCCATCTCTTGGAACGCATTAGTTGTTGCGTCACCGAGAGCTTCGGCAGCTGCTGTCGTCATTGCCTGAGCAGCGGTATAGCTAGCAGCAGTTGCACCAGCTGGGGTTGAACCCACCTGAGCGTTTGCGAATTGGTCTACTGAGACCGTATTACCTGCAGCGGAAGCAGAGAATGTAGTATTTGCTTCGTTGAACAGGGCTTCTGCGCCAGTCTGGCTTGTGTAACGTGAGCGCATTGCAAAGATAAGTCCAGTCGGACCAGTCATAGGCTGCACACCCATAATATCGAAAGCGATAAGATTGGGAGCAGCTCGCCTTATCAGTGAGATAAGGACGGGGTCAAAAATATCAACTGAACCATCACCGGCCGTTGAAGAAGATGCACCCATCGCATTTGTGGGGGCTGCTTCTAACAGTGACTGTGGTCCAGCGTATGTGCCGGAGCCTCCGGCCTGATCTTGTGCATCTCTTTGCTGGTTTTCAAGAAGTGTTGCAACAACGGCTCGCTTATGAGGATCATCAATTTTTGGAAGGTCCTCATGTTCAAGAACTGGCTGCCACTTCTTTTGTAAGTCTTCATTAAGATACATTTTAGTTCTCCTTTGTGTTTACTAATAGTTATTTATAAAATTAATGTTTTACAGTTCTAGAAATGGCATCTGAGTATCTGGCCATCGTTGGGTCTGCTATTAATACTTCGTCATCTACAGGATTTCCATCAATATCATTATCAATTACGACTTTTCCATCTTCTCCTGTCTCTGACGGAAAGTAGTTCTCTTTAACGGTTTCTAACTTCTGCTTATAGTCTTCTTCGTTCTCGAAGTCAATACCTTCAGCTAGTTCTGTAATCTTTTCAACTTCGGTATCTACTAAACCGTCACAAACGTCAGCAATAATATCAGATTTTGCATAGTCCTCATTAGATTTTCTTAATTTAATGTTTGTGTCAATTTCATGGTTAAGATTTGATTCAAGTTCTTCGACTTTATTTCCTAATTCCTCGACAACATCTACTTTATCTTCTGGAATGTCAATGAAATGGTCTTCAAACAACGTCTTAAGACCTGAAATAAACTCCTCAGTAAGTTCGTTACGGATACCCGACTCAATAGCAAGTTGATTCTCGGTCATCCATTCTTCGACTACATATTCAAGATATTCATCAACTTTAGCTTCCATCTTTGATGTAGTTTCGGCTGTTATTGTACTTGTGATTTCTTCTAATTCTTTTTCATTTTCCTGAGTGATTTCGTCAAGTTTCTTATTAACTTTCGTAACCACCGCAGTTTCAAAGATTAGGGTTGCCTTGTCTTTAAATTCATCAGAAAGGTTTTCATCACCTTTGAATAGGGCTTCAACGTCATCTTTAAGGTCGACATCTTCTTTAGTAATCTTCTTCGCTTCTTTCTTTACTCTACCTTTTGATTCGGTTGTTTCCATATCATCGTCATCAGAATTATCGGATTCTTTGCTCTTGAGTTCAGATGGTTTGGTTTCTTCCTCTTCCTCCTCACCTTCTTCATCATCTTCTTGAACAAAATTCTTCATAAGGCCGGGGAAAACAGCTTCTAATTCAGCCTTTTTCATACCTTTAACCGAATCTAGCATAGCATTAATCATACCAGCTTTTGTTTTAGGAAGTTTAGCGGCAGGTTCTTTATCTTCTACCTTCATATCAACCTTAGTTACTGACTTGGCGGCCTTTTCAGCGCCCTTTTTCTCTTTGTCATCAGCTTCAGGATCTTCAGCTTTCTTCTTTTCGGGTTCAGCAACACCAGCAGCCGGAACGTCTTCACCACCACTATGGTCAGCTTTAACCTTTACGTCTTTTGATTCTTCGATGGCTTCATCCTCTAAGGTTCCTCGCATATTTTCTCCAACCATTTTTTTATCTCCTCGTGTTAAAAGACTTTTGTAATTATTACTTCTTATATTTATACTTTTTCTTCTTTCAACTTACAATTTTTGTATAAAATTTGAAAAAGCGTTGAGTTGTGTTGTTTCTAGTTCGCTTCTATTCGACCCAGAAATTGCTTGGTGGTACTTAGCAATATCGACCTCTCGGACAATACCGTTGTCCCAAATCCATTCCCTACCTTCCATGATACCGTTCACAAATGCTTCCTTTGCAGATGGGTCTGCTACTATGTCGGCAGGAGTTGCGAGATGGAAATCATCTTGTACTTCTTGAACACCTTTACTCGCTTTCAATGAACCCATACCTCTAGATGAAACACCTAAGGATGCGTTTTGTTTAAGAAATTCCTGCACAATCTTTCCACTTGGTGTGTCTAAAACCAATGCCTTACCAACAAAATTGTTACCATCTTCAACCAATTCTTTGATCATATGT